AACGATCTGAGTGCTGCGACCAGTGCGGCATCGTCAACCGTTCCAGCGTCGAGGACTGGTGCAACGGTTGCGTTGTGTTGCGTCCAATACCCATTTACCCATTCTGCATGTGCCTGCCGTGCTGCTTCTTCGGCTTGCCGTGCTTCTTCCTCGGCTTGTCTCGCCGCCTCTGCTGCTTCCCAATCGACCCGCGACTGAGTGACATCTGCTTCGGTTAGACCGGCATTCGGTAGCCCGCCACCAAGAGCATAAAAGTCAGATTGCTGCTGGGCAGTAAGCAATCCCGCTGCGACCAAGCCAGCGGTCAATGCTGCTGCATCCGATGCCCACGGTGAAACAGTGGTATCAATGACTGTTGATCGAGGTTTGTTGACATGGCTGAATAGCGCAGAAAGTCCCGGCCCAAGTCCGTAGACGTTGCCAGTGATCTCGTCAATCAACGGACCTTCCCACGATCCAGTAATCGGATTGCGAGTCGCAAGTGCTTGGAACGTCAGATAGTTTTCCAATTCACCCACCGGAATATCGGATGCTGTACTCGCTGCAAGCAAAGCAGCAATCTCGGCATCGGACATCTCTAGGTCTTCGAGCGGCTTGACCTGCGTGATGTAGTCGATCATTTATTTTCGCCCTTGAGTTCCTTAACGTCTTTTCCCGTTTGCTCTGCGATGCTCTTCCAGATGCGGAGGCGATCCTCCTCGCAATCTAAGTATCGCTTTTCCGCCAAATTAAGTTTGGCCTCGATGTCGTCGAAGTGACCCTGCACTTGTTTCCACAAGATGCCGATTACTCCACTCATGCCGCCCACTGCTGTGACAAGCATTCCTATTGTCGTTGGGTCTGGCGTAGACATTACCGGCGTCTCCAACGAAAGAGGATTCCACGGCGAGCGGGGCGACTGCATGTGCGAGCCTGACGAAAGATCGTGCGGACTGGCTGCGAGGTGGTGATGCTGCTTGCAACGCCGCAGACTCCGCTGGCGACTGCTCGTACTGGCTGACGCTCAACGACTTCGCAAGATCCGTCAACGCAAGCAATGGGTTCGTCTGGCACGGCAACGGCTGCTTGGGCAAGAAAAGCCTCTGCGGATTCCGTTGACGACAAGATGATCGGCTCAGCCGGTACTTCGGGAGCGTCTTCAGTAAGTTGCACGGGCTGCGCGGCGATTGCGTAATGGACTTTCGATTGCTTTGCTGCCGCACCGCTTGGCATTTCGCCAGCGAATGCAGCGACAATCGCAAACACGACCGCGCCCGCCATGAAGTACAGGCAGGCATCAGCTAACTTGGACAGGTTCATTTCAATGTTCCTTTACTGCTTTGACAGATCGAACGACTACTGACTCAAATGGCTTGGCTTTGGAGTTCCAGACTTCCCCATACCCGTCGTCGCCCCAGCTCCGGTCCCAGCTATTTGCGAAACCAAGCCCCCACTCTATGCTCCTGCCGCTGCCTCGGTACAAGCCGCATAAACCAGCGACAAGATGCCTCCACCAGTTGAACGCCAAAGTGCATGGCGAAGGGTCAACGGGGTCAATCAGGCAGGACATCACAGCATCGAAGTTGTCGCGAGGCATTTCCTCAAAGGTGACTAGCTTGTGCTTCTTGCAACTCTCTAGCACTTTGGGATCTGACTCTAGTAAGCGGTTGTTGCTGAACTCAGGCCAGACATCGAAAGTGGGGCATCCCCTTTCTTGCAGGTATCTTGTTGCCTCGACCCCAAAACCACCTTGATTGCGATAACGCTTGCCCATCGCTGCTGTCGCGTGTGCGTTCAGGTTTGGAACCGGATCAATCCCTTGAGCAGCGTATCGGTTAAGGATGCAACCGACAGTGCCATACATCCAGCAATAGCCGTAGCGACCCTGATTCAAGATTGGGACGCTGTTGCCTTTATGGATGTCGATTGGCCTTGTCTTGTTTTTCTTCTGCAACTCGATCAGCTCTACCCAGTCTTTTCGCGGGTAGATCTTGCCTGTGTACTGCTCATGCGATGAATACTCAGGAAAGAGATCCCAGTCGCGATCTTTGTATCCGCAGATCCTATCGGTGTTTGCGTCCCAGCTAATGTCAATCATAGCCTGCTCCTTATCTCTTCAATCGCATCATCGACACTGCCGGGCATCGGGATGCAATCAAGGCGACCGGCCTGAGATCTAAACACTACTGATGGCGACTGCCCGTATCCGATCTCTGCCATCTCTTGTAGCCATGACTCCGCGCCAGAAGTGTCCTGACCAACCTCAAGTCTCCTTCGCTCAAGTCCGTTTTGCTCACAGAACTCATCGACCCTCATGCTGACACTCGCTTGCCCTTGCCCCGGTGTCATGCTTTCGTCGGTGATGAATAACACTTGCGCTGACGGTTCAGAAGGAACAACAACAGCAGGGACAAACTTCTCCCAGTAGGACGTGTCGTACACCACCCAGACCAAAGCAATCGCGAGCAGCCAATTGACGCTTGGTTTGGAGCTGGCCTTTTCCTTGGGTGGGAGAGTAGTGGTGATCTCAATCACGGCTTGTCTCCGATCTTGAGTTCGATTGAGCGGATTCGTTCGTCGATGTTATTGAGGGCTGACGTGAGCTTCTCGGTGTCAACCTGATCTTCGATCTTTGTTGCGACAAGATTCAGCTTCGGCATCTTTGCACGGAGGTAATCGACTGCTCTTTCCGCTGTTGGGGCGAGTCCCCCGACAATCATGATTGCAACAAGACCCACCATCTGGACTGCGCTCACTGCCGCAGTGATAAATAGTGTCACCAATGGAACACTTTCGTACCCCTCCGTTTCCTCGCTGAAAAACCAATCGAACGCTCCAATCGCGTAAAGCTTGTAAACAAGGAAAAGGGTGAAGCACCCAACCAAAAACTGAAAGCTTTTATTTTCGCGCAACATAGCCCGCCTCTCCTTCGGTGTAGTGAGGCGGAACAGCCTCAAGACTAAATAGATTTTCGTCTAGCCACTTCATCACCAACTTTGTCACCATCTTCATGGCGATAGCTAGCAGGATGCTCCCGATCAGGGATTTGTAGCCCTTGCTCTCGATCAATACATGCCGAGTCTCCGCTACCGAGATCCTTAGAATTTCCGGCTTGTAAAGCGCGGGCTTCATGAATCTCCGCGCAGTTGACAAGTAGACAAGTCTTGCTGCCGAGCGAACGTCTGTTCTTCGCGTCTTGCTCATCATGTGATATTCCATCACAGTTTCAGTCCTTCTTTTTGCTGTGTTTGTTGACGAGCTTTGTTCTAAGATTCCTTCTCGCATTATCGCTCTTTCTGCATTTTTCGTCGAGCTTTGGATCTCTTGCCCTGCTTTGCTTTTCAAGCCGGTCCACAATGTCGCCCGCTAGTCGCTTTTTCTTTTTCGGCCCTCGGTATGCGTTGACCTTGACCATCCCATCGATGTCCATTTCCTTCTTAACAGCAGCGAACTTTACATCAGTGGTGTCTGACACCCAGGCAAGTGGATCGTTGTACTTTCCAAGCTGCCCGTTGTAGGTCTTGCCGTGAGTGTTAATCCCAGACTTCTTGGCGATGTCAACGATGTCCTCTCGCTGCTGGTCATCAAGACCGCGCATGCGCTCGTTTTCTTTCTTGGAGAACTCCTTGCCTGTGTTCCAAGTGCCGGGAGCTTTCATAGAAGCGAGCATCGCTGCCATATTCGGGCTATTGCCCTCTTTGACCAGTCTGTCGTAAGTGCGTCTGTTGCCAGACGCATCCATATCTCGTTCGATCCTTAGTACATGTTCGGGATTCATCACTGCTGCTGATCCTCTTGTGGTGGAGGCTGTGCCGGGGGCGCATTCATCTGTATCAGCATTTGCTGCTCTGCATCGCCCATTAAGAATTGGTCAATTTCGATATCCATCGCGCGACCAAGCGCATCCATGTAGGCGTTGTACGGACCAGTCACTCCGCTCATCATTGCTTGCTGAATCACAGGCAGGATGTACTGACCTACGTCAGTTAGCTGGGATATGATCGTGTCTTTGTTTGGCTTGCGGGCTGTGCCTGCTTCGACCCTGTAGCGAAAGTCTCTAGTGATTCTGGAAACATCATCAGTGAGGATTTGTTCTGCAAAGACCCTTGCTGCTGTGTTCCCCACAACAGGTTGCACGTCATCAAACTCTGCCAAGAACCTCATCGCTTGAATCTCCCTGGTCGCCGAGAGGCTCAGCCAGTCCTCCACTCGCGATGCCATGTCGTCTGGCCTGACGTTGATGTTCTGCTGGCGATACTGAGCTTCCGCCGCAGACCTCATCTGCCTTGATGACTGCCCGTACATCAATTCCGTCAGTCCGAGAGATTTGTCGATTTGGGCGTTTGTCTGCTGAACCATCGTCCAAATATCTATCGAGAAATTTGGAGACTGCAAGAAGCTGATCGAATCGTTGATGCTCTTGCCGCTAATCCTCTCTATGTCGATGACCGAGAATGGGCCTTTCCCGCTTGTCAGTTGCGAGCGAATGTTCTCGCCTGCTTCCTTCATCACGCCAACATAGGTCTTGCTCCCGGCGGCAACCTTGTCAGCAATGAAAGACATGCACCAGTTGACAAACTTCAGTAACCCGATGCACGGCTTAATCATCGAGATCGGCCAGATCTCTCCTGGCTTGTTGTAGAACGACAGGCGGCAGATGGGCCAACCTCCGTCGCTCATGTAGTCATCCCAGTAAGGGACAGACCATGAAGTTTGCTCAAGGATTAGGTCGCGGTCTCCTGTCTCAAGAACTTCCGGCGAAAGATTTAGCGGGTACTTGCATTGCTCGCAGATTGCGAGGTAGACAAAATCGCCCAGCTCATCCAGTCCATTCACTCTCCTGTCTTTTTCGTTGAGCTTGATATTTTGACCAGCTCCGTTCTTGGAGTAGACCTCCCAGTACTCAACCAAATCATGCGTTGTTCCAGCATACGAGCCATCGCCGTTGCGCTTGCGGTTCCGAGAGTTGTCCGCTGCGGAAAGCCTTGCGTATTTGCCTTTCAATGACCCCTTTGGGAGGTTGAATTTCTCTTCGACTAGATTGACTGGCTCGCAGCTCCGTAAAGCGATCCAAGTGCAGTCTCTCCAGTACTTGGCGTCTGGATCAACAAGTAGATCCTTGTTCGATCTGTATCTGCTCCTTGCGATCTTCGGCCCTCCTCCTGGCGGCTGCTCAACCTTGACTTCCATCAGGCCAAGGCCAGTGATGATCGCTTCGGTGATCGCAAGGCGCGCTTCGTCTTGCTTGCTCCCTTCTTGCTGGATGTAGTTTGAGATCCTTTCCAGTATATGAGCATGGTCGCGATCGATGGCGCTTGCCTTCTCGTCGACGTTAATAGACTGCTGGTAGTTCTGCACTAACTGCTGATAGGTAGCGACAAGCCCAGGGTCGTCGACAATGCCCTGCTGTATGGCTTGGCCCATTTCCAAGATCTGCATGGCTTCGATGTTCCCAGCGTAAAATGTCTCAATGGAGACCTCTGGGTTTTCTCGTGGCGTGACAGCAATGATTGGGTTTTGGTGATACAAAACAGGACCAAACATAGCGACCGCTTCAAACAGTCGGTTTACCGACATCTCAAACTGAGGCAACTGCACGTCTGGGGAGAGGAAACCGTCGTGACCTCCCCCTTTACTTCGCATGGATGACCACATGTGATTGGCGGGGCCGTCGTAGAAAGCCATCGCTTCGTCCGCATATGCGTCGAACTTTCGCTTCCTGTCTTTCCTTGCAGCGGAGAACACTCGCTTCCAGCGATCTACGATCGGCTCAAGCGGGTACTTTCTTGGCTTTGCTGGAGTTCCGTATTCGTCCATTTTGCGTCCTAGCCTTCAAGGTCTTTGATGCGTTGTTCCAGATCACGAAACCGAGTTTCTATTTCTAGCTTTTCTTTCGTGAACTCCCAAACACCGTCGATGTGGTTCCTGATTTCTTGATTCTCCAGAAGCCTTGGGTCATCGATGTGATAGCAGTCGTCTGCACCTTGGTTTTGGTAGGTGATAGAGATGGATCTTTCTCCGACCATCGCGACGAAGCCAATCTCAGAGTTTCTTTGTGAGACCATGCAGTTTCGATAAAAGATGATCGACTGCCCCCTGACGGGGCGTGGCATCTCCCATCTTTCTTTGCTCGCTGGCTCATCCACTGCCGGAACCAGCGTCTCTGGCTCATCAAGCTGGCCGGAAGGTGCTTTTTCTTTTGTTGTCGCGCGAGCGGCTGCTCTTTTTTTAGCCATCGATAGTTCCTTCGGGTCCAAGAATGATTGTCTGGCTAATGCCAAACGGGTTCATGGCTTCTTGCCGCTCCTGCTTCCTTCTTCTGTACGCCCTGACGCGCCGCTGACCAGGCGTCTCCACTCTGCGACGGCCCTTTGGTTTTTTGTATGGCTCGCTTGCGTCAGCTATGAATGCAGAGAGATACTCCAGGCATTCAATAGCGTGAGTATTTGTTCTTCGGTTGCCGGTGTCGGTAATCATCCCGCCGACCTTCTTCTTGCGAAATCTCCGCATCTCTCGGTCGAGATTTGGGCAGGCTTCGAAGTCAACAAGGATCTGAGGTGCGCCCGTCCCGTCTGTCGACAGCATTCCCCTCATCACCTCTTCTCGGTAGCTGATGACGCTGCACCCTGCAAGGAATCTGTGCCTTGTCTCTATGCAGGACACGCCGAGTTCTTGCATGTCGCGCTCGTAAGCTTCTCTTGGGGAGATTCCCGTGTCGAGCGAGGTTAGATTTCCCCCGTGAGCGTCGATGATGAAGTTCTGGAACCAGAACCCTGCTGTCGCGTCGTGAAGGGCTTTTGCTATTAACCTAGAAGTACACTGGCGAATGTAGATCTCGCCGTAGACGAGATGCCAGTTCGCGCTGGGTGGCGTTGCAATGAGAATCGCCGCCCCGGTGTCGTGGCCGGGGTCAACAGCAAGCCTTCTGCACCAGTGGACTGGCACTCTTCGCTCTTTAAGGTACTCATCTGGCTCGCCGCCGAGCTGCCCAGGGTATCCGTCGACAGAATGTACCCCATGGGTCCACATTGGATACACAAGAACCGTGTCGGTAACGAGCTGACCAAGCGCACGCTTCTTGTAGACATCATCCCCCATCGACTTCCAGCCTGCGATCGCTGCGGCCTTTGCCTCTTCCGGCAGGTAGGGGTTGCTCTCCATCGAGATCTGATAGACGACAGTTGTGGGCTTCTTTCCACCGCGATCGTGCGACTCTTTTTGCGTGTCGGCTCGCTCAGCGAATCTCGCTATACAGTCGTTTTCGTCGTGTGGGAGCGCAGACCAAGTTAGCCTTCCCGCCCTGTCAATCAAGCGACCCGCTGATTCTTCGTACCAGCTTGGGTCTAAGATATCTTCGTCAATATGAATCAGGTCAGCCGAAAAGCCTTGCTCTGGCTTTGATCTGCTTGAAAACGCCTTGATCTCCCACCCAGTCTTGAGGTGGACATTGCTGAAGATGTTCTTTGCGCGATCCTGCCAAACGATCCTATCGATCATCCTTGGTGGAATGAGTGGCGGCGCTGGCTTTGCTTCGCTTGCTCTTGCTTTGTCTTGAGGAACCCATGGTCGGTAGACCCGCCATAAGCCAGTCTCCGTGTCCCTAATCATCTTGAATGCGCCTGCCTTGAACAGATATGGGTAGACAACATTTCCGATGTGCCAAGCCTTGTAGGCGACGATTCCGAGAACGCCGTCTTTCACGGGATACTTTCCGTGTGGGTCTTTCCCCAGTACAGCGCGCGCGTCCTCTACGAATCCCGCAAGAGACTTACCTCCTCGGTTTCCTCCCATCAGCATGCACTCAGTCGCGCGGGATTTATGAAAGGCGTCTTGCAGGGGCTGTGGCACATACAGGTTCAGCGCTTCAATCCTGCGGTTCGCGATTTCATTCGCTATGCGGAGAGCTTTCTTCTTTGAGTAGCTACTCTTCCCTGACTCTCGGGTAGGGCTATTCATCGATGCCCTCCTGCATGTCAACCACATCGCCCTCAAGAGTAGGCAGTGCAGTCGATGGAAGGTCGTTGTTTTCTTGGTATTCCACCAAGTGCTGCCGCATGACTTGCAGCAAGTCCTTCTCTTCCATCATGTCCAACTGGCGCTCTGCAAGCCCGAGCTTCGTGACCTTTCCTGCGAGCTGCATCATCATGTCGTGTATCTTGACTCGCTTTTGACTGCCAGGGTCACAAGCCAAGTAGGTGGCGAATAGATGCTTTGCCCACCCGTTTACGCCTCCAAAAGGACGCATCATCGCTTCGAACACTTCATTGATATGTGGATCGAAGCTGCCTCCACTCGAAAGCCCTCCAAGAGTTTCGAGTCCTTCTCTTTCAATTTCCGCTAGCTTTGCATCAAGCCTGTCCTGTTTCCTCTTTTCATTGATCGTTGACCTGCACGCTTTACAAACGTCCCTGTGACCATCTTCCTTTGCCTCGTCCTTATGGAACTCTTCAAGGCTCTTCCGCATGCCGCAGTGAGTGCAGAACTTCACCCCAGCAGCGTTCGTGACTGCTTCGATGGGATCTTCGGCAGGAGAGCGTTTCTTTACCATTTGACTGCATAAAAATAGCGGACGAACCCACTGGCGGCTCGTCCGCTAAAAATGCCTTCCTGATGGACTTAGCCTACATCAGACCCACTCAGGCGCAAGCTCAACATCGACCAAGGCTCCGTCGTCTGCCGGGGAGGCGCTCGCCTCCAAAGTGGTTCCAAGGATCAGGCCGTGGTCTGTTCCCAAAGTAGCGTCCGCGACCACGCCGCCTGCGGCTGCTTTGATAGCGTCACCAGCGGTCAGGGTCACAGCGGTTGATGCTTGACGCACCTTGGCCGGTCCTTTCACAATCGCATAAAACAAGTCGTTATCTGCGACGGTCGAAGCACCCAGGGTTGGGTCGACAACCAAGCAGCATCGATCGCCAGAAGACGACTTTGCTGCGGCAGTGCCAACACCTGCGTGACCTCCATCGATGTCGATGACAACAATGTCGCCAGCGGCAAGGGTCGATCCGGTCTTGTTGCGAAGGATGCGAGCGATCACTCGTCGTCCAACAACCCGCTTTGACATGTTCGATGCGTCAGCAACGTCAGTCGTCACGGGGAACGTGTACTCTCGACCGTCCAGTGCGGTGTTGATGTCCACGTTGTCGTCGTTCTGACCTGGGATGGTCTCACCCAACCCGAAGTCTGCAATACTGTCTAACATTATTGAAGTTCCTTAACTTCTAGGGTTATGGGGGCTACGAGGTATGCTCGCTGTTTGGCTTCCAGACAACAAAGTTGCGAGGCGACTTGTACTTGATGTTACTCAAGGTCGACACAACAGCATTCATCGACTGGGTGTTGATGTCGTATTGCGCTCCACCCTCATCCTCGAAGAGGTTGTCCGTGAGGGAGAGAAGCTCAATGCAGTCCAGATTGATGCCGAAGGCATAGCCAGAAGGAACAGCGTTCTCAAAGCTGAGTTCAATTCCGTCGAACTTGAACACATTGCGGAATCCGAGAGAGACCAAGCTGTCTGGAGACTGCTTAACCTCGATCGTCTGCCGACCATCGTTGTGGTCTTTCAACTGAATGAACAGTGAGCGATCCATGAACACGTTCGTAATCTGACCATCGATTGTCGAGTTACGCTGGGCATGAGTCACGCCATAGCGAATCGCCTTTTCGAGGTCAGCGCCGGGGTTGCTTCCGTTGCCAAACGCAGTGCTGTCACGCTGGACAATCAGTGGCGACCAGAAGTCGAACTGGCTGTCCTGGGTGCCTTCCGGCCACGGAAGAGCCGAATCGTGCTGCGATCCGCCGTAGCTGCCAAGTGCGCAGTTCAGGTTGGCATAAGTTGCCGATGGCATGAAAACCTTATCGGCAGTGTTGTGGTTTCGCGCGCCACTGCCGTCGTTGTTCATGGTCTGACCAGCGGTTCGGCTCAATGTCTTGAAGCCGTGCCAGAACATGAGCTGCTCTGGGTCTTCGCCATCAACATAGAACTGAGGGCCAAGTTCGTGCATCAAAGACTCTTTAAGGCGCTCTGCGAACCCGTCGAGGACTCTAATGATGGCAGCTTCGCCCTTATTTTTTTCCATCTCACGGCGCTTAATACTGTCCGTGACTTCATATCCGCGCCAGTCGATTGCTGCCGTCTTGAATTGAGCGCTGGGAGTGAACGATCTTGAGTTCTCTCCGGTAGCGCCTGCAATTTTGTGCAGCTTATACCGAACCGGCCACTGGATGCCTTCGCCTCCATGACCAGTGCTGATTCTGCCAGCCGACTCCATGAGAGCCATAATCTGGTAGTTTTTCTTGACGGCGCTTTCAACTTCACGAAGAAGTTTAGGCATCGTTGTGTGAAGGCTTCGAGCCCATGCGAACCGATCGAAGTTCTGAAATCCACTTTGCGGCATCGAATCGCCTCCTTACGTTGTGGACGGTTAAAAATTACTCGCCGAGTTTCATCGCGGCGAGTGTTTCCTCTCCAAATGACATCTGGCTGCGACCCGTTGGATCGCCACCGCTTTCAGCAGACACTCCGTTGAAACTCGTTTGCCTGCTGCGAGCTGTATTGGTTCGGCCCCGCATCGCGCTTCTCTGGTTTGCAGCGATGTCAGTTGCCGTCTGGTGCGAGGGATTTGCAGAGGTGAGTCTTCCACTCTGTCCAACACCCATCGCCATTTGTGCGTATCGAATCTGACTTGAGACGGAACTCACTCCGTCAGCAGCAACATTCTTCATGTGCTGAACGAACTGCTCGCCTTCGTTTGAGTAGACAAACTCGCCGCGAAGGTTTTGCATGTATTGGCCTGTTGCTGGGTCTTTTGTGTAGAGCCAGTTGGCGTTTTCATTCACGAAGCTATCGATAGATGCAGACTCTTGTGCTTGAGTTTGTTTCTGCTCGTAGCTTTTTTCGAACCTCTCTTGGATCATCGACTCCACGCGCTGATCGATTGCAGCCGAGAATGCTCGCGGGTCTTGCAGGACTTCCTGCCACTTACGAAGGTTCTTATCGATTCCAAGTATCTGCTCTCGGGTGTCGTCATCAACGTGGTCTGCGATGATGCGATTGCCTTCGTCGTCGACCTCGATGTACTGGCTTGCCCACGAAGGGTCTTTCCAGTCGTCGGCGATTTGCGAAAGAGGGTCTTTTGCAGTCGGCTGCTCAGGCGCAGCGTTACTTGCAGGCTGATGTGTCTCGCGAGATCTGAGCTGATCTTGGTAGAATTGTATTTGGTCGGCGTACTGCTGGACTTGGCTATCTCGCTGACGATTTGACTCAACAAGAGCTTCTACTGCATTGTCGACATCATCAAATGTCTGAAAACCCGCCCGCTGAAGAGTCTGCTGCCACGCAGATGTGGTTTCGGTGGCCTCCGTGCCACCGTCACCCTCTTGCAGGGATGGCAACGGGGGCGAGCCATCGCCTGCTTGTGCTTGAGTTTCGCCCTGAGCGTCCAGCTCTTCGCTTGCAGGTTCCAGGGCTTCTTGCTGGTCTGCGCTCAGGTCGTCTTGGGTCATTTTGTCGTTCCGTGAGTTTGGGAAAGCCCCTCGGCTGCACGAATGGTGCATTTGAAAAGCTTTCAATCAAACTCATCTGGCGCGATCGGCCAGCATTGCACGGAAATACACAGTAACGGGGAGAAGTTTTTTGATGACGAAAGACCTTCCGCCTGAGCTGATGGCGCTTATGCCGCTAACAGATCTCAGGACGGAGCTTAGGAAACGAGGCATCATCGACGTGCCTCGGAGTACGGTTCGCAACTGGTATCTATTTGGTGTCTCTACTCCAGGGGGAAGAGTGAAGCTAAAGACACGAAGAGTTGGCAATCGAAGGATGTCCTCGGTCAAATGGACACTCGAATTTCTGGAACAGCAAGGATCAACCTAACTCGCAAGGAGAGCGACGATGAGTAGAGTGCTAGTAATACCAGACACGCATTGCCCAGCAATGCTGCCGGAATTTCCAGAGTGGCTAGAGGAGATCTACCATCAATGGCAGTGCGAGAGAGTGGTTCACATCGGGGATCTCGTTGACAACGTGGCCCTTAATTTCCACAAAAAACACCACTCGCTCAAAGACCCACTGGTCGAGCGAGAGAAAGCGCTCAAGCAGGTTGCCAGTCTCGTCAAGGCATTTCCGAAGGCTGACTGGTTGCTTGGCAACCACGATGTGCTGCCGTGGAGGTGGTGCGACGAAGTAGGGATTCCCCATCAGTACATGCAGCGTCCAGCGGCGATCTGGAAAACCAAAGGATGGAAAGCACACCCTCGATATACCAGCTTGGTCATTGACGGAGTGATTTATCGGCACGGCGACATGGGGAAAGGTGGTCGTATGCCCGCGACCACCAATGCCGTTGCAGAGGGAACGTCTGTCGTGCAAGGACACCACCATACTGCTGCGGGTGTTGAATATATTTCCAACTCTCGCGGCAGACTGTTCGGGTTGCAGGTTGGCACAGGGATTGACGTTGACTCGCTGCACTTTGAGTATGGCAGACGCTTTGGGCCGAATCGCTGCGTCCTCGGCTGTGGCATCGTCATCGACGGACACACGGCTATGTTTGAGCCGATGCCCATCAAGAAGAGGAAGTCGCGATGAAAAGCGAGATACGCAACGTCAAGCTCGATGGCAAGGCATGGCGAATCCAATTCATCACCAAGAAGAATTGCCCGAGCGACAGGTGGGGAGACTGCAATGATAAGACGCAAACTATGCGAGTGAGGGTAGATCTCAGCGACCAAAACACACTCGACACCTTCTTGCACGAGATGCTGCACGCTGCGTCCTACCAGTTATTCAGCGAGGACTGGGTATCCGAGACAGCAACCGAAATGACCAGGGCCTTGCTTGCGTCAGGAAGGATCAAGGTCGTGCGAGATTAGCGAGGGTGCTTTCGGCTCAGCCTGTGACCTCGCCTCTTGCCGTCTAGATACTTAGCGAGTCGTCGCTGTTGGTATGTCCTGGGGTAGAGGCACATTTGCCCTCCAAAGTCCTTCGCCGGTCGGTGGTCGCTAACCCGTATCTTGATCGTCCTTTTTCCCTTGGTCGCGTACACATATCGACTGAGACTCCGGTTGGACCGGCTGTGGGTAACAGACCAGTCCCGTTCGTGCAAAGTACTGACAACCGAACGAACAACGCGAGCAATCGCTTTCGCTTCGGACATTCCATTTGATCTCGTCGTAGTTGGTGTAATACCGCTCCCTGTTCACCGGGCGCGGAGAATCGCCTTTCCCGGCCATTACAAGTCCTCCCTAAGCGGGGAGCGGGAAATCAAGAGGACCAGCAGGCTGGCTGACAAGGCAAGAAAACCGACTAGGCAGAGGGCGCTACTCATTTCAATTTCTCCCTTGCATTCATTACGTCAGTCCAGTCGCCAGCGCCGCCAATTTCATTAAACGCATCCACCGCATCGAGCAGGTCTTGCACGAGTTCATCTCGCGTCTTGGGGTTGCTTGTCTTGATGCGTATGTAATCGCCGTCAGGTAGTTCACTACACCGATACACAAATATCGGAGTTCCATTGACGTGGTAGCCTTCGCACTTTCCCCAGTGCATATTCGATTCTCGCATGACAGGTCCGTGCCATAACTCATTCGTCGCATGATCCAAAAACATCGCGGGACTGTCGTAAGTCGTATCGTCGAAGAACTTTCGCTCACTCATTTCAATTCCTCCCTTGCTTGCATCACTTTCACTTTCCATTCGTATATCCGCAGTAACTTGCCCTGGTCAATTACATCCAGCAGGTCTTGGACCAGTTCCTCTCTAGTTTTTGGTGGCGGAACATACGGTGGCGGTGCGGGCATCCATGGGTCACCCAGTTTGATACTGCGCGCTTGGTTCCAGTCGATATGATGCTTGGGGCCGTCGGAAGGCACCAATACATCGCCGTCCTCGTCACATTCATACTCCCACGGCAGTCGATCAATAATCCAACTCATCTCAGCTCCTCCCTTGCTTCAACAACTCTGTCGATCCACTGCGACTGTTGCTGTGGGTCAGAGTGTTTGCCATTGGCATCGATCACGCCGAGCAGGCTTCTCATCCGCTGGATGGCTTCCGCAGCATCGTCGCAGTCAAAGCAGATCTGGTGGTCAATGTCGTCCCGATTTGCGTGTTCACGAAGGTCGTCAACAAGACGTTTGTACTTAGGGTGTGCCATTGATCTCTCCTCTTGGCCTCATGACTTCTTCCGGTGGCTGTTCGGAAAGGCTGTCGATTACGCCAGTCGCATCGAGCAAGCCATCCCGACTGGGTGCTGCGGATGCCTTGACCAGATCAAGGTACTCCCACCAAGTAATCAGCACCAAGCTCTCACCCGAGTCTTCGCGAAACGCTACAGCGTCCACGTTTTCGTTTGGGCAAAGGAACTTGGCAATCTTCTTTCGGCGCTTGGCTTGGATTCTCTTTCCATGCACAAGTAGGTCGACCTCTTCGTGCATGCCAAGGCTTCTACCATCACTGGCGTACGCACGCTTTGATTCAAGGCCGCTCTCTTTCGCTTGATTGACCAACTCCCTCTCGTAGGTGTTGCCTTTTCTTTTGCTTGCGCTTGTCATTCTGCACCTCGTAGTGGTTTGACCGTGACATCGACAGAGACAGTTACCTCGTGCCGAAACTCCAACTCAGGCTGTTCCATGTCCCGCACCATGATGTGAAGAACCTTTGGAAGACGCTTTATCTTCGACCGAGAGTAAAGCCACCTGGCGGCTCGTGATGCGGACTCGACCATGGTGACGTTCCCGCATGCGATCCATTCGGTGTCGCCCTCCACTCGCGCTTGTCGTTCTACTGGCTTGAGGTCTTGTCTCTTGTCTAGGTGTGCTGCGGTCATTTGGTTTCTCCTGCTGCGATCGTAAGGCTTGCTAGTGAGTCCCATGAGCGCGTCACACGCTCCACGGCTTTCTTGATTTCCTCGCCACCCCGAGCTGAAGAGGCAGTTGCCAGGGCGTCTTCGAGGCGGCGCTGCGCGTTCGATACATTGATTTTCTCTACCACGGCATCAATGACATTGCCTTCAACATCCAGGCCGATGCACTTGAGGTTCTTTAGCATCACTCGAATGTCGGCTGCGTCCTTCGAGGCAACAGCTCGCAAGCCGGATGCAACGATCTCGCTCTGGATGCTTTCAGGGTCAATCGCATCTGTGATCTTTTCCCTGTCTCCTGTCTGAGCCAAAGCCACCCCAAGAGCAATAAGCTCTAAGTGGTAAAGCCTTGAGTCTCTCATCTGTTTAGGTGTTCTCATTACTAACTCCTGATAATGAAATTGTTTCTTGAGCAGGAGCGGCACTGCGCAGCCCCCCTTACCCCCCGTAGCAGATACGGAAGGAAGAGAAGTTGCGCTAGCGTGTTTCCGTCACTTTCGCGGACACCGCTCGGTTCGCCCCCTTTGCTCACCGAACCACAGGCTCGCCTGTGGCAGCACGCGATCAATTTGTGGGCCTCGCGTCACACAGCCCGTAAAGGAGGATGCAGGAGTCGAACCTGCGCTGGCGCTTGTGGGGCCAGTGACCATCACCTCAACACAACTAAAATGGAGTGTCTGATAAGGAAAAGTTGGTACATTTTCTTAAAACATGTGACCATCACCTCAAGACACTTAAAATGGAGTGTCGCCTTCGCCAAGAGTCGCACCAGCGGGTGCGACTGAGCCCGGTGCTAGCTGATCTTCCTTTGACTGAAACCGGAGACTAAGAAAGCTCCCCGTCCCGTCCTTGCGCTCCTTGACCCAACCCGAGATCCAAAACTCCTTGTTCTCGATCTCGCAGCTCCCCCGGTAGTCTGGATGCGTTTCCTTTTCCTTTCGCTCGTTCCGGCTGATGATTCCCGACATGTTGTTGTCGTACTCTTGAGCCATTTTTGTTTCCCTTTAGAAGTGCCTGCTGGCGGTTTGAATATGCAACCCTGCAACGCTGCATGAATTGCTGGTCTTTTGTGTGCGGGAGCTTGTTCACCTTGTGGACCCGCATGACATCCCCAAGAAACTTGAGGATCTCGATTGTGCTTGCTGACTCAACAGCAGACATGAACACGTCTGAGTTGAACTTGCCTTTCTCTTTAGTAGTCATCCTGATTGCTCTTGGCATCACAGACCCTTTGGCTTGAACTTCGGATAGACCTGACGGATTGGCTTGTGCCACCTATCAGACCCAGATGCGGGCAAACCGATCGAGCTAGCAATCGGCACTATGTCAAGCTTGTTTGCTTGCGTTACGGCGAGCCTGTGCGCTTGCTTCACTGAGTGGCCGCACCTGTACCCCGCATACAATCGCCCGCGAAGAATGTCATCAAAGTTCTTCTTTGGCTTGTGCTTGACCATGCGGCCCTTCTTGACCAAGATCGTTCCGTCCAGTTCGCGAACCTTCCGAACGCTCATCTTGTGCTTCCATCCACAAGACGGACATTCCTGACCACCAGTCCTGTAGTTGTCGCACTTAGGACAGCAGATCGGTTCTGCTTCTGGACCTTGCTGGCTCTCGCGAGTCTGCTTCTCTTTCCTTTGGATGGACCGATTCGTGTCGTCGAGATCCCAGGATTGCTCCTGATTCGGTAGCCCATGACGGTCGATGTTTCCGCCGTGGTCAATCAAGAGCGCGTGATCGAGACTCGGGTGGTATCGCAAAATCCTTCCGGCCGACTGAAGGAAGGTGCTTCTCGCCCCCATGCTGCATGCAAGAATCCCGCAGTAGACGTGAGGAAGGTCAATCGCCTCCCGAAGCACGAACCTATTCCAGATGATCTGAATCGCTCCGCTGCGACTCGCTTCAAAAACAGCCTCGCGTGACTCCGAGTTAGACACATACTCCTGATCCTCGATGACTCCCTGGCTGTTCCGAGTGGCAATCGCGACTCGTTCACCGTCGATGTGGGCAGACGGGATACCGTTCGCCATGAACCGTTCGTGAAAGAAGCGACTCTCCGCGACACCGGGAGCAAACCCGATCGTCGAAAGTCCCTGCGGATTGAGTCGCTTCCAGTTCTCAAGGACAGTCCCGAAGATCTTCTTCGGGTTGTTGATCTCTGCGTTCCGCCTTTGCGAAAACTCACCTTCTGAGTTTGTCTTCAGTCGCTCAAGGTCTGGCCGGTCAGGGCCAAAGCACATGACAGGGAGATGCGCCTTGCAGGCAAGCAAATCACGAAAGGTCGCCTTCGTCACAAGCTTGTCGTAAATGCCACCCATATTCACCGGGGTAGCGGTAAAGCCAAACAGATGAGCGCCAGCCTGCGTGTGCTTCTGAAAAACCGCCGAAGCCTGACCACCTGTTTGCTGATGTGCCTCGTCAACGATCACCACATCCGCATAAGGAAACGGATGCCGATAGTCACCAAGGCGAGAAGCGACCGTCTGCAACTGACAAACTTGCAATGGAGCAGATGGGTCCGAAGCCCCGCCAAACTCTGCTGCAACCACCCCGGCATTGATCTGGTTGCCCGCAGCCACGTCCATGATCTGCTTGGTGTTTGACTTGCGGCAGCTATAGATGGCAACGCGATTGCCCTTCGCTATAGCACCTTTTGCTATCTCCAGCATGATTGCTGTCTTGCCAGCGCCGCACGGAAGTGCCACGCCGATCTTCTTCTCCCCGGCTCTCGTGAGGCGCTTGACCTCACTGAGCGTTGCGTCCTGATGGGGCCAAAGCTTCACTTGATTGCCTCCACTTCTTTGCGAATGCGATTGACCGAAAGATAGCACGAGACAGACAGCCCGAGGTTGCCAAGCTGAAACTCAAGCTTGGCGAGGCTCTCCAACGCTCGTCGCTGCGCTCCCGCAACCACTGGGTCGGAAGTGCTGAGGAGTGGCTTGTGTACCATTGGGGTACAACTCGCGGGCGATGACGGTGAAGGCGACGGCGACAACCCGTGCATGACCTTTGCCTCACGAACGTGCGAAGCCTTGATCTCGCACGAATGGCTGTCAGACGCAATGGTCGCAGCCGAATCGAAAACATCTTTCAGTTTGTCATCTGGGACTGCCGTGAACTCACGAAGCTTTCGCTCGTTGTTAATGCTTGAAAGCAGTGGATCGCCGCCGACCTCTGCTTGTAGTTTTTCCTTCGCCACGCTGGCCTGCATCATTTTGTACCCGTAGCTGCGCTGCACTCCCCATGCGTCTCGCAGGTACGATTCAAACGTATCGAACCCCCGCTCTTTGTAGAGCCTCGCTTCGTTGATCTGCCTGAGCGCCTTCCAAGCTTTCATGCCTGCGTCGAACCCAGACTCGACGATCGTTTCAAGGTCAGTGAGCGCCTTGCTTATGACTGCGACTTTGGTCATTCCTACTTAATCCTTATTCCATTGACGGTGCGTCCTGCAAATCTGACCTTTCGGTCGACCCACAGGGTTATTTCCTGGCCTGCCCACTCGCGAACATCTGTCCCGAACTTGCGGACGAGAGACTTGCGATTAGTTGAATTTAGGACGAGCTGCTTCTGCTTACCCTCAAATTCCAGCGTGTATACCGTGTCTTCCTTTCGCCCCTTATCAAACTCGACGTTTCGATATCGGTGGCAGCGAATCACCTTCACCACCACGTCACCAACATCGAGGATGTCCTCACTGCTGAGCCACGGAGATTCTTTCATCTCACTGCTGCGGCCCTCAAAGACTTCGCCTCCCGGCTTTGATTGCTTAGGCACTGAATCCCTCCAATTCTTCCTCAAGGTTCTTCAAGTCCCACGGATTGAGGGAAAGAAGGTTCGGCTTGTCCTCCCAGTCTTCCGACCAGTCGCCGAGCGACCTGCGGTTCTTCAGGTCGCCAAGCAAGGCAACGTAGCTTTCGCTTCCCCGTTCGCGAGAGATCGGGTCGAACAAGTACTGAACGATCCGGTGCGGAGCGACTGACTCGACTACCCAGAATACGAATCGAACTGGCTTTTCATGGACATGCGCCAGTCCCGAGGAGTAGTGAGCATCTTGCAGCCAATAAAGCATGTTCTTTGCGACTCGCTCCCATTTGCTAGGTGCGACCGATTCAGTGACTTTGAGGTCATAGCAGACGACATGACTCTCACCGACGTACATAAAGTCTGGCTTGCAACGGCAAGCGATGCCCGTTCCGTGGTCCGTCCAGAAGACAGGCTTCTCAAACTCGATGCCATCCATCTCGATCAACGTCCCGAGAGTATGCCCCAACACCGAGTTGCAGCATCCCACGATACGCTTGAAGTCGTTGTCCTTGACGACGACCTTACCCTGCGCCTTCGAGTATTCACGAAAAGCAGAAGCAGGCTTTGGATTCAACGAGCCATTCTTCTTCAGGCAGTCGGCTGGATAGAAGGAAACCAGCTCCTCGACACTCTTCTTCTCTAGCAGCACCTTGTGAACTAAATCGCCGATCATCACGCAACTCTTGTCGCTTATGTCAGGCGAGGTTTCGCTGCGCTCCTCATGGCGGCGATTGAAAAGGGAAACGTCCCGGTAAAAGTCCTTCAACTGTGTCGCACTCAACAGGTTGACTAGCGACTGGTATTCTTCGTTTTCCATGGCTTCCTTTCTGATTGTGACCGCTTAGCTGCCACTCCTCCGTCCCTGCTTGCCGCGCCGGTTTTTGATAGGCGTCCAACGCGAACGTCCTGCGGCGCATCCACGACAAGCTTTGCTTTGTTTGACCCTGCTACCTCAACGAAGACATGAACTTCGTCGCCGGTTGGCAGAGTCAGCAAGATTCCCTCTTTATTACGTCTAGTGAGAACTAACAATGAAACAACTCCCTTACTGGAATTTCCCTAACGGCACTTCCCTCGAATCCGGTCCAAGCATCCATATAGACACTTCGCGGTTTTGACTTGCGAATCTCAGCGCAACGGCGAGAGATTTCATCCGGCAGTGGGAAACTATCGAGCTTCATTGCTCGACACTCGTTCTTAGAAAAGGTCGACCCGTCAGATGCCTGGACACATAGCTCGACCATTAGGACGAGATCTGTGCATGCAGTGATTAACACGGACTGGCCTACAGCGTGTAAGCCAAGCTCAGATAGCAGAGCGCTCTTGCTATAGTCACACCGAAGGTGCGAAATAGATTTGCCCTTGTACCAAGAGATCGAAGCACGATCTCGTCGCCTCACGGCAGCACCCCGTAGTTCTTCAAACAATTCAGCCACCTTCCAAGGCTCTTTGAGATTCCACGTTCGGCCAGCATATCTGCTGTTTCTCAGACGCAAGGCGCGCTGTTTTTCCGAAGCCATGGACTCTCAACCATTTCCTCACCGCCCACCAGCTTTCCCCGTCTGGCCCGAGCGAATAACGAAATCAAGAGATCACAAACGCCGGTAATTAACGGCTGCTT